GACCGTCTTGCCGAGTTCGACCGCCTCATTGAGCGCGTGAAGGCCGAGGCGAAAGCGGAAGTGCTGGAAGAGGCGGCGCGCGAGTGGGCGGCGGACCCGGACGCATGGGGAGACAACGACAAGGACTTCCGCAACGAACTGCGCGACCGTGCCGCCGCCATCCGGGCCGCAGCCGAGAACGGAGAGAGCAATGATCCCGAAGTGTGACCAGTGTGGGAGATTCACCACCCGACCGGAGGAATACGACAAGTACCAGCCGGACCCGTGGAACGGCCCGCGAACTACACGACTTTGCGAGCGGTGCTCACAGAAGGAGGCCACTGATGACTGAATCATTCGACCGTGCCGCCATCAAGGCGCTTCGTGAGAGCCTCGATATTGCCGCGAGCATGACGTACTCGGGCGGCGGATACCGGTACTGCGAAGTTGACCCCGACGAACTGGCGCAGGCGATAGATGCACTCGCCGCCTTGGACGAGGCAGAGCGTCGGATCGCGGCGATGCTGAGATACGCCGATGAACAAGACCCAGATCATGCCGACGAACAACCTCTGTGGCCATCCGTAGTGCGCGCCGCTCTCCACCCTGTAGCCGAGACAACCGAAAGCGAGAAGAACGATGAGTGACGACCAGCGGGAAGCGGCAGAGGCCGGTTGGCGAGAGGCTGCGGATGATGCGGTCTACGATCACCGCAATCGCCCATTCACGGTCGAACTGCTCAAGGCATGGTTCGGCTCGGGCGTGGATGTTGGTTGGGATGCAGCTATGGCCGCGAAAGCGGAGCCCGTTCAGATCGACGCTGAGGCGAAGGCGAAGGCTGTTGTAACTGCATGGCTGGACGCTGGTAATTATCCCCAGTACCATGAGTATCAGAAGGCACGCCTCTTGGATGTGTGGCCCTCGCTTTACATTGCGGTTAACAACCTAGCAATTATTATGAAGGGAGCCTAACAATGTCACTTAAGTTTAGTAGCAAGACCCAAGAGGGCTGGACGGTACACGCCCCATTTGAGGCGTTCACATTCCCCGCAGGGGAGGCGCACATCAAGGGTGCCGAGAGCGAACAGAAGTTCGTTTACCAGATCGCGGACCTGCGTGGTGCCGACTCGCACGAGTTGTTCCAGCTAGCGATGTGGGCCGATGCAGTGAAGCGTCGGCGCGAAAGGAGCGTACTGATCCTCCCGTACATCCCCGGCGCACGAGCCGACCGAGGCACCCCTTGGGGTGCTAACGTCTACGCGCAGTTCATCGGCAAGCTGGGAATCGACCAGATCATCACGCTCGACCCGCACTCGAAAGTGATTGTGGACAAGCTGAACTGGCACAGCATCGATGACATCACAGTGTTCCCATTCCAGCGCATCATCAAGCGGGAGCTTGGCGACAAGGGTGACTACTACGACCACCCGTATGTCGGCGTGATTTCACCGGACTATGGGGCTGTAGAACGTGCGTTTGCTGCCGCCTCAGTGCTGCATGTACCGCTGTATAAGGGCGGTAAAGTCCGCGACTTCGAGAGCGGTAAGCTGACCGGCTTTGCTTGCGAGGAGCTTCCCCCCGATGGCAAGCTGCTCGTGGTGGACGACATCTGCGACGGCGGCGGGACGTTCATCGGCCTTGCCGAGGCAACCGGCCTGCCACACGACCGTCTTGACCTCTGGGTGACGCACGGCATTTTCTCGAAGGGACTTAACGAACTGGTCCAGCACTTCGATCACATCTACACCACCGATTCCTACCCCGCAGATGACGACATCGTAATTTCGGATCACGTCACCCGCATCCCCGTACTTCCCTACTTGATTGGAGAAATTAATGTATAACCGCTTCGCACCAATCGCACCACTCATGGACACCGACGCTTATAAGCTGGACCACCGACGCCAGTACCCGGTAGGCACCACTGGTGTTCTGTCCAACTACACCAACCGGGGCAGCCGGGTCGCTCGCATCGATCACGTCGTTCACTTCGGGCTGCAGGCATTCCTGCAGTCGTGGGCAACGGACGCTTGGATGCCGTTCTTCGAGGCCGATGAGGATGAGGTAGCCGCTCTCTATGAGGAGTTCACTACCTCTGTGCTGGGACCGAACGACATCGGCTCCGACCACATCCGCGCCCTGCACAAGCTGGGCTACCTCCCGCTGCGCTTCTGCGGTCTCCCCGAGGGAACCCTTGTCCCACTCCGTGTGCCGAGCTTCACGGTCGAGAACACCCTGCCCGAGTTCTACTGGCTGGTGAACTACATCGAGACGGTGATGAGCGCGAGCATCTGGCAGGCCAGCACGTCTGCTACCACTGCATATTATTTCCGTCAGCTTCTCAATGCGTGGGCGACGATGACGACAGGGAGTACCGAGGGTGTCGAATGGCAGGGACATGACTTCTCGTTCCGTGGCATGGCTGGGAGTGCTGCCGCCGCAGCTTCCGGGGCTGGTCACTTGCTCTCTTTCACTGGGTCCGACAACCTCAACGTCGTTAACTTTGTTAATGAGAATTATGCAGGGGACAACGGCCTCATTCTGGGATCAGTACCGGCGACCGAGCATTCGGTCATGTGTGCAGGAGGCAGTGACAAGGGGGATGAGCAGGCCACGTTCGAGCGGCTGCTGACGCTGTACCCGAGCGGTATTGTGTCGGTGGTGTCGGATACGTGGGACTTGTGGAACGTCCTCACCGTCATCCTGCCCAACCTCAAGGACCAAATTCTTGCACGGGACGGTAAGCTTGTCATCCGCCCCGACTCCGGTGATCCGGTGGATATCATCTGCGGTACTGACGAGTATGCCGAGGAAGGCGAGTCCAACTATGCTGCACTGGGCGTGATCGAACTGCTGTGGCAGACTTTCGGCGGGACGATCAACGACCGTGGATTCCGTGTGCTGGACCCGCACATCGGGGCGATCTACGGTGACTCGATCACTTACGAGCGCGCCGAGCAAATCTTCTCGCGGCTTGCGAGGAAGGGCTATGCGTCCACGAATATTGTTCTGGGAGTCGGTAGCTACACGTACCAGTACGTGACCCGTGACACGTTTGCCAGCGCAGTGAAGGCTACGTGGGTGGAGATTGATGGTGTCGGGCGGGACATTGCCAAAGACCCAATCACCGACAACGGCACGAAGAAATCCGCCAAGGGGCGTCTCGCTGTACTGCGTAGTCTTGAAACATTGGACTTCACACTGCATGACGGGCGACTTGGGGCGGCTATTGAAACGATGGGAGAGTCCCTGCTTCAGCCTGTCTGGGCTGATGGTAGGTTTATTCGTACCCAGTCGTTTGCTGACATCCGTAAAGTTCTGGCAAAATAGTTTGCGAAATAGCTTGACAAACACTACCGAGAGGCACTAGGTTAGAAACATGACAACGGAGGAAAACAACTAATGGGCTACTACGACCCCGACCTTTACAGCCAGCCCGAGGCGTTCGGTCTTGAACTGGTAGGCAGCATCGATCTGGACAACGAAAGTTACCAGTTCAACATCCTCGCTGTGCTGCACGAACCGCCCACGGATAAATTTTATATTATCCAAGACAGCGGATGCTCGTGTCCCTCACCGTTCGAGAACCACACTGGCCGGGAGGCGCTGGGCGAACCGCTGACGGCACACGAGACCGTGAAGAGGGTTCTGGACGCGGTTGCGGAGGCGAGCGAATACCGCTATAGTTATGGACCAGACGACCCCAGCGATTTGATCGCTGCAATCTTGAGGAGGTAATTGTGACTGACAAGTTGGAGACTGCAGCACAGGTAGCGCGAAAGATCAAGGCGCTACAGGCACAGGCTGATGAGATTGCGGAGGCGATCAAGAACCTGAAGGCCAAGGAGGTAGAAATCTTTGCCGAGGAGGGCAACTACCTTGTCGGTGACAACGACGGCGGGTTCCTCGAAGTCGTCGTGTACCAGCACAAGACGTTCAACGAGGCATACGGTAAGGAGCAGCGCCCCGACCTGTGGGAGAAGGCGAAGATCACGCAGGAGGTTGTGACCTCCACCAGTGCCAAGCTCTACCTTGACGAGGACGAGTACGCGGTCTTCCAGAAGCCGAGTGCCGAGCTTTCCGTCAAGGTGAATGTGATCGACAATGAGTGAGAGCGTCACAGTCCATCACGTTCTCCCTGTGGGACGGGAAGTTGTGGCTTTCTCGGGCGTCACAGGAACGAACGTGCTGGACAACGGGGCACTGATTGTTCAGCGGCCCGAGGGTACGACCGTTTTCGCCAGCGGCTTTTGGGCCTACGCGGAGTCCACGCTAGAGGATGAGGCCGATGCTGCGTAAGCCTGAGCTACCCGATCCCGGCGATGGGCGTTACTGGGAAATCGTCTGCGATGGCTACGGCGACTTCTACCTCTCACTCATGCGCGGAAATGGAGTCACCATCATGCGCGGCGACCCCGTGCCTCCCGAGAGTGCTGAGGCTGAGCGATTCGAGACCGAGGCCATCACCATGCTAGACACTGCCAACAAGCGCGATGTATTCGTGGGCACCTACAACGTAACCTGATAGAAAGAATTAAAAATTGAAGTACACCGCAGCAGACGTTCAGAATATCCTCACCAGCTTTGCCGAGGAGTTCAGCGTAGACATTCCCGCCACCCATGATGGGAAGGGGGGATACTTCATCGAGTACAACACCTTGACGACCGAGCTTGTGCTGGGCGAACCGGACTGGTACGCTGCCATCGCGCAGCACACCAACGAGAAGTTGGCCGCAGTTGCCGTCTAGTCTCAAGCGACTCGTACTCAGTGAAGTAACCAAAGGTACAGAGCGGGACAAGCAACGACGGGCAGGACCGTCGAATATTGCTAATCCCTGTCCGCGCTGTGTGGGGCAGTCGCTCGCAGGGGTAGAGGATGACCGAGAGTTCAGCCTCTACCCTTGGATCGGCACCGCCGTCCACGCCTACCTTGAACACAACACCTTCCCCGCAGCGAAGCATGAACTGCGGCTCGTGGTCGGTGAGGTTAAAGGTTACGGCGTCATCAAGGGCACTACCGATATGTACATCTTGGTCGAGGAGAACGATGGAACGGTCACGGCATACGTGCTGGACTGGAAGATCGTGGGAATCAAAAAGATTAAAAGTTACATTGTCAATGGTCCCCCTGAGCAGTATCGTTACCAAGCAAACCTGTATGCACGAGGGCTAGAACTTGACGGTCAGCCCGTGGATAAGATTGCGATTTGCTTTATACCCCGCGACTCTGGTAACGTGAATGACATCTGGATTTTCGAAGAGGAGTACCAGCCTGCAATGGCTGAGGCCGCGTTGCACAGAGCGGGACTGATCTACGAGATTGTTCAGAACGATGGCTGGGAGACACTACCCAGTGACGATGACTGCTACCAGTGCAACGGCATCTGGTAGCCAAAGAGGAGAACAAGATGGCAACATTCCGTGTACATTATGACTACACTGTCACTGAAACCGACTGGGTTGATGTCGAAGCTGAGGATGGTGACGAGGCCGAAGATCGCGCTTATGACGAGGTTGGCGGCGGCATCGAAATCTTTGACGTGGAGGAAATTTAATACCTAATGTTGGACCCACTTCGCTGGCTAGCTAAGACGGCCATTTTAGACAGCGGCTGCATTGTCTATACTGGTACGCTAGATAACGGGTACGGGCGAATGTCAATCAACGGTGTACGCCAGATGCTTCATAGGGTCAGCTACGAACACTTCATTGGTCCAATACCCACCGATCTTGTTCTTGACCACTTATGTAGAAACACAGCTTGTTTGAATCCTACTCACCTTGAGCCGGTTTCGGTAGGTGAGAATGTTCTTCGCGGCGAGAGTCCATTTGTAACAAACAAGTACAGATTAGTTTGCGCTCAAGGGCACGAACTTAGTGGGTCCAACACCAAGCTAGTGAACGGCAACAGAACCTGTGTCGAGTGTGGGCGGCATTACTCCCGCGAATGGTACAGAAATAACAGAGAGCGTGAGGCGGCCAAAGCCTTAGCCCGCTATCATAATAAGAAAGAATTAAGTGGCTGATAAAGAACTAGGACTACAAAAGTTCGCAATCAAAAAGGCAGCAGCCGTCGGGACGCCGAAGAGCATCCTGATCTACGGCCCACCGAAAAAGGGTAAGACGGTGTTTGCTACGAGCATCATCGATGTCCCCGGCTTTGAGCGTGTGCTGCTGGTAGACGTGGAGGGCGGCTCGTCTTCCGTCAACGCTTGGCACCCCAACGTTGACGTGATCGAGACACCCACCGCCAGAGAATTCACCCGCGTTGTAGAGGCGCTGTTGAATAACGAACTTGTTGAACCGGAGTCGGGACTGCCTTATCAGGTGGTCATCATCGATACCTTGGACAAGGCACAGGAGCGGCAGCTTGAGGTTTATGCTGCTGATCCGAAGTCTGCTAAGGATGGGTTCTTCAAGTGGGGGGCACTGAAGACATGGACTGCCAAGATGGCTGACTACCTGCACATGGCACCGTTCCTGACGATCTTCATTGCACACCAAGACGATGATAAGGATGAATCTTCGGGAGTTGTAACCACGACCGTCCTGCTTGCAGGCAAGTCGCGCTTTACTTTCCCATCTACTCCTGATATCATTGGTCACTTCAGCGTGGTTACCGTTGAAGAGGATGGGAAGAAAGCGCCGCGACGTATCGTGGACTTCACCGTATCCGACAAGCTGATTACCGGCCAGCGATATGCCGATAAAATCAACGGGAAGTTTATTGATCCAACAATGGAGAAAATCTTCCGCAACATTGAGCCAAAGCGTTTTGAGGCCAATGAATCTGTTACATCAACCAAGGGAAATAAATAATGGGAATCAAGCTTAACCTCACCAACGATGAGATTAAGAAGGCACAGAGCAGCGGCAACTTCGAACCGCTTGCTGCTGGTGTGTACGGGGCTGTCATCTACACGTCCGAACTGAAGGAATCCAAGGCCGGAAACCCGATGTACGTGATCGACTTCAAGATCACCGAGGGTCAGGAGGGCATCGGTCGGAAGCAGCGTAGCTGGTTCGTGCTGGCCCCGCAGGCGCTGTTCAGCGTCATCGGCCTGAACAAGGCGGTTGGGTTCCCGTACCCGACCAAGGACACCCCGGAGGGTGAGTTCGAGTTCAACGACGCCGACGACTACCTCGGAAAGAAGGTCAACATCGTCCTCGAAGTTGAGCCTTACGAGTCGGTGGACGACGACGGCAACGACGTTACGAAGTTCCGTAACGTGGTCAAGCGCGTGAACGCTTACGACACCGACAAGGTGACGGGCGCTGAGGTTGTGGACGCCAAGAGCGGTCTCTTCCTCTAGCAATTAATGTGTGGCGGTTTAACCGCCGCCACACTAAGGGCCGGGGTGGACGCACCCACATGGGGAAAGCGTTAGAGTAGTGAAGCGGTTCGAATCCGCAGCGGCCCACTTTAAATTATTCAGTTACAACTAAGGAGGGAACCTTGGCTTGAAGACAACAGATTTTCTGCAATCGCTGTTTGGTGATAGTGAGGGATATGTTTTTATCTCATCGTATGACGACGATGGGGAACTGACACAGCACAAGCCCTTTCAGTACCCAGCACAGCTTAAGCAAATAGGTTCCTACGTGGCTGTTCGTGAAGACGAGCAGCTTTATTTTTCACCTTTTCTGTACGCTGTACCACGCCGCAAGAAATCGTCGGTCTCTGTCACGCCGGTACTGTATGCTGACACCGATAGCTTCCCGATTGACGAGTATCTGGTAGCTCCGTCTATCAACGTTCGGACATCGGAGAGCAAGCACCACAGTTACTGGCTGCTGGACGACACCTACACCCCTGAACAGGTGGAGGCAGCGTCTCGGGCCATCGCCCTGCAGCACGCGAGCGAGGTAGACGGCAAGCAGGCGGGAACTGACAAGAGCGGATGGGACTTGGCGCAGCTTCTACGTCTGCCCAACAGCGTGAATCTCAAGTACGCCGAGGCTTACCCTGTGCATGTAGTTGAGGGTAGCGGCGAGGTTTATTCCCTCGCTGAAATCGCCTCAGTCTACGACGCCTCGAACCAGCGCCAGCACCGGACTGAGCTTGAGGAGGATGTACCTGACAACCTCCCCGAGCCGAAGGACGTGCTGCGCCGGATCACGGCAAGCCCCAAGCTGAGTGAGCTTTACGCCACCCAGCCGAGGGGCACGCAGGACTGGTCGGATACACTCTACCGCTTCGTGTGCGAGTTGTTCCGCGCAGGGTTCTCACCGGAGGAAGTTCTGGTGGGAGCGTGGTACGCTTCCTGCAATAAGTACAAGCGTGACGGTCGCCCGATGTCCGACTTGTGGCAGTACGACGTTCGCAAGGCTCACGCCGACCCGAGCAACGCCCCGCTGTCGCACACCGAGCGTGTGGCTATCGATGACGTTCCCCGCCCCAAAGATGAGGGACTGTCGAAGGAGCTTGAGCTTGTCCTGCTGACCGAAGAGGAACGCGGGATGCTGACTAAGACTTTTGTGGATGACTACGTGGAGTGGGCGGTGACTAAGACGGATGCACCAGCACCGTACCATGTCGCAGGTGCGTTCACAGCCATGAGCCTTGTGCTGGGAGAATGGGCAGTAGCCTACCCTCAGTTCGGTGAGCTACGGCTGGGCCTGTTCTTCGTCATCATGGGTGAGACCACGGATACCCGTAAGTCTACGTCCCGAGCGATGATGAAGCGGCTGATCCGTGGCTGCCAAGGCCCTGAGTTCGACTACATCCTTACGTCAGATACTACCCCGGAGAGCCTGTTGGATAACCTCGCTGACCGCCCCCACCTGTCGTCGTTGTACGACCGGGACGAGGCACAGCAGTTGGTTGCCGACATCAAGGGCGGCAAGGGATACATGAAGGGATTCTTCGAGGCGTTGAACGAGTTGTACGATGGCTGGGCACACGGCAGGCTTCGCGCCGGTCGGTCAACCAAGGACTCCCCGGTTAATTTCGTTCAGTACCTCATGGGTATTCGGTCGCAGCTTCAGGAGAACCTTGAGCTTAGCGACTTCGTATCGGGATGGGGACCACGTAACATCTTCGTCCGTGGTGAGGCACCCCCTCGCACACGGGAGAACAGCCGCCTCAAACAGGGCGTCCCCGGCGTGACCGGTATGCAGGATCAGGCACTGTTCGAACTGACCACGACACTGATTAAGGCCCGCGACCATTGGGCCAAGATGCAGGGAATGGACCGCGAGAACCTGTACCTGATGCTGTTCGAGGATGATGCGTGGACAAGACAGACAGACTTGGAGTGGGACTTGAAGGAATACTTCAAGGATCACCCCCGGTACTCAGTCATCAAACCGAGTATCGAACGTCTCTCCATCAACGTCATGAAAGTGGCTGTGCTGTTCGCCATGATGGACAAGCGCGAGAAAGTCTCGATGGTAGACGTTCTTAACGCTAGATATTATGCAGCACAGTGGGTCGAAGACCTCGTGATTGTGGTCGAGGGCGTGAACGAAACGATGTACCGCCGTGATCTGGATGCTCTGGAGAAGTTCATCATCGAGAACGATGGGTTCGTCACCTACGCCAAGGCACTGCGCTGGGCCACCACGAATGGGAAGCGGAAGAAAGATTTCATTGAGCTAGTAGAGGTACTACAGGAAACAGATGTAATTAATATCGTAGAAGATGGTCGCAACAAAAAGAGTTTGGAACTGATTGAGCATGGATAAGGATGAGCTTGCAGCGTTTCTCGCGCTGTTGAACGGCCTGTTCCAGAAGCAAGAAATCAACCGGCTTAGTGCTGAAATGCGGGACGAACGCTGCCGACAAATCAACCGGTATGGTGTTCTGTCGGCACAGGCAATCGGTGCAGTCATAGGCTGCTCAAGCCGGGTAGTGAACGCAGCCATTGCGGGGATGCCCAAGCCGACAGCGAGAGGTACGCTCAACCCCGCGCACATTCCGATGCTGGCATACGCGCTGAGCAACGGGACGATCAACAAAGAGTGGCTTGGCATCCTCCTCAGCGAGGGGACCAGCTTGAGTACAGTGTCGGACTTGACCGGCATTCCAGAGTCAACACTTTATCGGAGGAAATTAAAGTGACAGAGCGTGAAGAACGCATTCAGGAAGTCAAGGACTTGCTGGACGGCCTGCAGAATTACGGCGCGGAGACGGCTCGTGCCCTGATGACGATTGGACTTAAGTGACTAGTCTCGCGGTCTACGCGGACTCTGCACTGCTGCCCCCCGTAGAAGACATTCTCGGGGGGCTGCTTTCGCAGTTCCCCACAGTGACAGACGTGGAGTTGTGGAACCAGTACACCACTAACCCCACCATCCCCGTGCTGGTGCTGGGCAACATGCCGCCGATCACCCCGCTCACCTGTGTCAAGACCTTGAGCCAGAAGCAGCTACTGTCTGCTGGCTCAGGGCTGACCGAGTTGCACGCAGCTATTACCCGCCTACTCACCCCGCCCACCTACGCTCCGATGGAGTACATGGTGATCGACGGTGACGTGCGTTTCAGCGCCGCCTACCTCAAGCGTAACCTCGGGCCTGCCGTCGTGGTGGACATCGAGACGGGCGGCGACATCACGACCATGCTCCCCGAGGAGCTTTGGCTGCTGAGTGTGGCGCTCACGTCGGGTGGCAAGGTGATCGTGCTGGGCGAGGAGGCACTGAAGCGCGAGGACAACCGCCGAGAGCTTACCAAGTTTCTAACTTCTGGTGTTAAGCTCATCGCACACAACATGAAGTTCGACTTCCGTACCCTGTCGGCACAGCTAGGTGTCGAGATTCGTGGGCACTTCGACACGATGCTGTTCTCCCATGCTGTGAACCCCGGCGCTCGCTCGGAAGATCACGGCCTCAAGAAAATCGCCAAGAAATACCTTGGCGCTGAGGACTGGGAGACCGAGACCAAGAACTACGTCAAGGGTAAGGTGGGTTACGAGGCGATCCCTCGTCACATCTTGTACGAGTACAACGCCTACGACGTGTACTGGACGTGGCATCTGTTCGAATACTTTGCGAAGGGCGCTGAGGGTGACCCCCGTATCGCTGAGATTGCTAAGTTCGAGTTCCGCATGAGCAACCTCTTTCAGGAGGTTGAGCGCAACGGTGTCGCTGTCAACATGGATTACCTCGACGTTCTCGATGCGCGCCTGACGGCTGAGGAGACGGCGAACCTTGAGGAAATCCGCAAGCTGGCTGGCGTGAAGTTCAACCCGAATTCACCAAAGCAAGTTAAAGAGTTCTACGACTCCATCGGCGTGTCGCTGAAAAGCACGGCGGTCGGGAAGCTCGAAGAACTTACGTTCGATGAGGGCAGCATCGGTGAGCGGTTCACCAAGTCTCTGCTTGAGGCACGCAAGATCACAAAACTGAAAGGCACGTATGTTAAAGGCATTAAGAAACGTGTACATGGGGGTCTGGTGTATCCTGATTTCCTTGTTCATGGGACTTCTACTGGTCGGCTTTCTAGCCGTGACCCCAATATCCAGAATATTCCCCGAGACGAAGAGGGCAAAATCTCCCTCCGAGAAATCTTTACCCCTCGGGACGTGGGAACCCGATCACTGGTATCGGTAGACTACTCGCAGGCTGAACTTCGTGTGATGGCCTGCATGTCGAACGACGAGTACCTTATCTCGCTGTTCCAGCCGGGGATGCCAGACTTCTTCGACTCGCTTATGCCGGTCGCCTTCCCGCGTGTTGACCTTGACACGCTGGACAAGGCCACCAAAAAGAATATGCGAGCAAAGCTCAAGGGTGTCATCTACGGTCTGTCGTATGGGCGCAAGGCCAACGCCATCGCAAAGGCGCTGGACATGCACCCCCGCGAGGCGCAGGCCATCATCACCAACTACTTCCGCGCAGCGCCAGACTTCTACGCTTGGCGGCAGTGGGTGGAGCAGACCGCGCTCTCACCGGAACACACCCTTGTCTCACCGTTTGGTCGATACTATCAGGCCGAAGTGGTGACAGGGAAGAACCGGCAGAACGTCATCAACTCCGGGCTTGCCTTCCTCCCCCAGTCTACGGCATCCGACCTGTGCGTGGTGGCAGCGATGAACGTCCAGAAGTGGATTCATGAGTACGACGCCCTGATCGTGGCTACCATTCACGACGCAATTCTGATAGACTGTCCTGACGAACATATTGAGGTAGTCGCGGATCGTGTGCAGCACGAAATGCGGGAGAGCGGCAAGGCCGTCTTCACGCAGGTTCCGTTCGACACCGATGCTACGTGGGGAAAGTCTTGGAAGGGTATCTAGCAGTTTGACGCACGGAATGTATGGTTACAGTAAGCATAAGTGTCGCTGTCAAATCTGCAAAACAGCCATGAGCAAGTACCGCAAGGGGCTTAGGGATAAGGCTGGCGAAGGTGTCATTAAGCACGGCACACTCTGGGCCTACCAAGGGCGGGGGTGTCGCTGCTCTCCTTGCACAGAGGCCGCTAGTAGGTACGCCCGAGTACGTAACGGCGGTTCTGCCCCTGCGCTCGCCACACCTAAGTATGGCGTCAAGGCATCCAGCAACAACAGAACGAGAAGTTAATGGCGCGTAAAGTAAAAAAGAAGTATGACTACCCGCTGATCGTCGTGGCGGTTGATCCCGGTGGCACCACCGGGATTGCCGTATTTAAATTTACCGACGACGACGCCGAGTATCTGGAACACCACCAGTGGGGCGACCCGGACTACGTGTGGAAAAAGATTCACGATCTGGTGCACTACTGGCAGGCTGGCTACGAAGTCGTGCTTGTCGTGGAGCAGTTCGACAAACGCCCCGGCATTATTAATCCCGACTTCACACCGAAGTACATCGGTCGGGACATCAGCAACAACATCGATGATGTGGAAACGGTGTGGCAGATTCCCGGCGCTGCCATGAATCTCGTGAAGCCGCCGAGCAAGCGGTACCACGGGCAGGACCAGCTTAAGCGGTTCGGTTGGTACCACACCAGCAACACACACGCTAATGACGCAGCGAGGCACGCCATCGTGTTCGCCGTGGATGTACTCGACCACCGACCTACCATCGTAAGAGGCTGGCCGAAACCAATTGAAAGTGACGATTAATGGCTGTTGACAAACTAACACAGGCCGACCTAGACAATGTTGCGGGGCTGTCAAGCCGCAAGGCTGCCGAGCTTCTGGGCTGTGGCAAGTCCACAGTGAACAAGGCACGCGAGCTAGCCCGAAGCAACGGCGGTGTGCTGCCTGCAGAGGTAGGCGTAACTGCTGTTGTAACAGGCTCAGCGGTACCACAGAGCGCAGAGGAGGTCGAGAGCCTACTGGCGACTATGGGGATCGACAGAGAGCGTTACGACGTATCCTTGGGCTTCTCAGTATACGATCAGGGCGACACTCCGAAGCGCTCACTGCGGGTCAGCACGAAGGAAAAGAAACGTGCCGAGCAGGATGAGGATGTCTACGCAGCTATCGACCCTCTCGGTGTGCTGGCTAAGCTACGCGCACAGAGGGTGGGGGAGCCGTACTACCTCCGTGGCTTCAACAGCGGTGAGGAGGCAGCATTCGTGCTGTCGATCAACGACATTCAACTTGGTCAGTCCTACAACGGCGGTTCACCAGCCACTACCGCGCAGTTCTACCGGTTCATCGAGGCGGCTAAGGGCCGCATTGACGAACTACATAATCAGGGGCGTTATATGACAACACTTGTTATTATTGGTGGCGGTGACTTGATCGAGGGCTGTGTCATCTACGGCAACCAGTCATTCAGTTTGGACCTTGACCGCAAGCAGCAGGTAGAAGGCGTGATTGCACTACTGCTGTTCGCTATTGACGAGTTGGCCCCCATGTTTGATAAGGTGATTGTCCTCGCAGCCCGAGGTAACCACGGCGAGAACCGCATTGGCGGCAAGTACACCACCCTCCATGACAACGATGATACGCACGTCTTTGAGATGGTGAAGCTCGCGCTCGCTCGTGACCCTGACATGCAGCACATCCAGTGGGTCATCGCAGAGTCCGAGGCCGGTGTCGCAGTTAAGGTGTTCGACTGGGTACTTGCCACCACACACGGAGACGTGTACGCCAAGGGCGTGAGTGGCGCGACCATCGACAAGAAGGCGCATAACTGGATGAAGAACATGGCGCTTGGCCGTGCGAAGTTCGGCCTCCTAGGCCAAGCAGATGTGCTGGTCACGCACCATTTCCATCACGACAAGATGAGCGACTGGGGTTCATGCCTCTGGCGACAGACACCATCGCAGGATCGCGGCTCACCATACTTCGAGCAGGCAACAGGTGAATACTCCGAACCGGGTATGCTGACATTCGTGATGACGGAAAGCCGTCGCTATCAGGACGAAGCAGTCCTACGCTAAATACAAAAATATCCCCTCAGCCATTAAGACTGAGGGGATATTTTTAGATTTAGGATCACCGCCTAGCTTAGGCACTCCTCACGGGTGCACTGGTCAGACAGAGGACAGTTGCTGCAATCAGTCATTTAACTCCTAAAATTTATACTGGGATAGCTGAAACGATAAGCGATATGACGTAGACAAAACCGGTAATAATACCGCCGATTCCGGCGATGCCTGCAATAATAGTATACCACGGTGTTCTAACCGGCTTGGTTGCCACAAGCGCCTCTACGGTTGCCTCTAGCTTACGTACTCGCTCGCCGTCTGGCTGCTGCGCTACAGCAGTCTCAACCAAACGAAGGCGTGTATCAATCTCGCGCATTCGATCTGTGTTTTCTTTGGTCAAAGTGGCAAGGTTCGTTAGGTTAGCCTCAATACGGCCAAGTATTCCGGCAAGAGCAATCGTGTTACTAGGGTCTGCACCAGAATCCACTACTACCTCACTCATGCGCTATGCTTAGGTTCGACCTTAGGGGTAGCGCCGAGCTTGATTTGCGTTAGCCACTCGTTAACACCGGGGATAGCCATAAGTCGAGCGACCACGCCAGAGAGCGTACCAATAAACGCAACGGCACCAGCGGCATATGCGGCCCACTCAGGCGGCAGGATGTCCTGCACAGCCACAAGGAACTGTGGAGCTAGGATTGCGAGGGTCGCAATAACGGATGCTGCAGTCAGCACAACACCAGCGACCGACTGCAGGGCGGTACGAACCGCTGCGTTGGTAGGGTGTGCGACCTGCGTAGCAAGGGGGGTTGTGTTATCAGTCATAATTTTATTCCTTACCTATGTGTGTTAAGCTCGTGCGCGCAAATGCGATTCTCAGCAGCGTAGGTCATCGGACCCGGCTTGCCATCGACCAACCCGCCGTAACCGAACTTAGCCTTTCCAACAGCCTGAACCGCAGTCCAGTAGTTGACACCCGGCTTGCCGTCCTGATCGCTCGTCGTGTGCGGCCCGTAGGTCCACCCGTTAAGCGCCTGAGCCGTGATCTTGACACGAGCAATTTCAGTGTCGTGACCTGTAATGCCATCGATGTCGTCATTCTTAGGGTACACACCGCGTTCCTTACCGAGTGTCTGCACACGGGCGTAGAAGATGGGGCCGCGTTCGCCGTCCTCTTCGGTGCTGGTGTATCGGTACTCGCCTTCCTTAACTGCGGCTGGCTTCTTAACCGGCTTGGTTGGGGTAGAGGCTGGTACGCTGCCGCCATTACCGGCGATGATTTCCTTGGCACGCTTCACAATACGGTCAATGTCGAGACCACCGGGGCAGGCCGTAGCGTAGGAGTCACCGAATCGCGTGTAAACTTCACGGTGACCGATGACGTGATCGCGGTCGCATGGGATACCGTAGCGCACACACCAGTCGGCAGTGATCTGTGCTGCGGCTTCGTGCGCTGCGCCGGAAACCGGCCACGAGCCGCCAGTGGACTGGTTCTCAATCTCCGTGGTCAGCGCTTGGCTGTCGAAGAACTGCGACGACAACGACCATGCGCGTTTCTCTTCTGGGACGATGCCAACCTTCTCACCCTCATTGCTGATGGTGACATGGCAGGAACCTTCCTTGCTGCCGGTGCGCCATGACTCGATAACGCCCTCGAATGAGGTACCGGCTTCGTGGTGATGTACGATATACTTTGGCTTGGCACCATCAGCACGCACGTCCTGATTAGGCGTACTAACCGTGCGCGTAACTAGCTTGCTGTAAGTCAAATTGAATCCTTAATAATAGTTGTTAAGCTAGGGGCCACACTGTATAGAGTGCGATGGACTGGTTAGCCTTCATAGGCTGATTCAGCTTTACGTCGCCGGTAGCCGTATCGAAGTACGTCTGAAGTGTTCCAGACGCCCCAGCCAGTCCCCATGCTTGCGTCCACACGTTCACGCTGCTGCGGAATGGAACTGGAATGTTGCCGATAGAGTTACCCGCGACGGCATCTGTTGACCTAAAGGCGTTGAACATAAAGGAAACCCACCCACCGCGCAAAATGAGGCGGTTGACAGAGGGAGTTTTCCATCCGCCAGCCACGGTCGCTACGCCAAATCTTTCGCCTGCATAGGCTACCTGCCACCCCGGAGTAGGTCGCCCACCGGGGTTGCTTGACGCATTGAACGTCTCGAAGTATCCTTCGGTAAGGCCAAGATCAACACGGTATACACGGTTACCCTGCACAGGGGCGGGGAAGAGGGCGTCCCGCTCTGCCTGCGACGCCACATTTGGGGACGTGTCCTGCCGAATTGCTGTGTCTGCGCTAGTTAGCGCCGAGTCAAGCGAGTTAGCCTGCAGGTTGAAAAGACCTTCGAGCGGAGCGGTAGGCATCGTATCATCGATAAGCTGAATGCCCCATTTAGCGGTGGTTGCCATAGTATTAACCTAACGTTAAGTTTATCGTGCGCCTCTCCCAATCAAGGACGCAGCTTATTCCAGTATAACTTATTTAATTATGGTATGCAACTAGCTATGCTAGCGACAGTGCTAGCTAGGCCAGCAAAGCGCCACAAGTTTGAGTGCCAAGCGCTACACCGCCGCAGACTACGTTGCTGCCGTCGTCGTATACTTCAATGTCGTAACCGCAGTTGCCGCAGTCTGGGTTAACACATCTTACGATTCTCATTATTTATCCTTAACTAGTTTGTGGTTACGGGACGATGGAGAGTGCGATCCACTGGATTTCTCCAGCCACTCTAGCTCCGCCCAGCGTGAACAATGCAGCTTGGAAGCTGGTGGTGGTGGGACGTGCGCCCTCCCAGACGACTCCGACAGCGCTGCCAGTTGTCGCCGTGATCTGCGTAGTGACAACTGGCGGTGCCGAGAACAGCCCCACAGGGAACGTGATGGTGGTGAACCCAGACGCCGAAATAGCAGCAGTTCCACCACTCATAACGTATGGGTTTACCGCATTTCCGTTATTAGCAAATGTAAGCTTGTCCACTCGCATATCGGATACGTAGAAGCTGTCGATGCTGCCTGCGACGCTGCCGACAGGTAGGGCTTGGCTGCCTATGGCAAGTGTCCCAGTGCCAGCAGTCAGGTTGAGTAGTTGACCAGACGCGCCATTGCTGGCGGCAGTAATTTTGGCAGAATAGTTGTTAGGGGCGTAGAAGGTGACGCCAGTGCCGCTAAGTTCGGCGCGCTGCCCAGTGGAAGCGGTCTGAAAAGTGCCACCAGTGAGCGAGCCAGTGACGCTAAGGTTACCTGATATAGTGCCGGACGTGGCATTAATAGCGCCTGTGATGTCAGCGCCTACAGCGAACAGCACACCGGTGGTGCTGATGGATGTCTTTACGGTGCCAGTAGAGTCGTAACCCTTGATACCAGCAGTCGTAAGCTCTACGCGCTGCCCCGATGCCGCTGTGCGGATCGTAGCGCCAGTGATAGTCTTACCATCAATAGCCGTACCACTCAACTGAGTACCAGTGATGGTACCACCCTTGATTTCGTTGGCAGTGATAGTGCCTGTTGCGATTTCGTTGGCCGTGATCTGGTTGGCACCGATACGGTCGGCTGTGATGGTGCGGGCCGTGATCTTGTTGCCGGATACGTCGTTGATCTTCGCGTTGTTTACAGCGAGGTCAGCGATTTTCGCGTTGGTAATAACAGCGTCAGCGAGGATGCCCGAGGCAGCAGTAATAGAGCCTGCCACGATCTTGTTAGTGGTGATTGCGCCGTCAGTAATGAGAGTAGAGCCGGTCATGCGTACAACACGCACCCGCCTGATACGAACATCATGTCCGGCGACACCATTCAGGCCGATGATGTACTTGTTGTAGTCACCACGAACGTAGGTGGGTGCTGTCACAACTACGGATATAGTTTGCGGCGTCGTTGTCACTGCGAAGCCAGCGTTACCATTTATGTTGGAGTGGTCGCTCTCTCGGTAAAGCCATACTT